GGGCCGCACCCTGAAGATCTATAACGCTGACACGACACAGGCCAGGGACCTCACGGCCTCCAGGATATGGCCCCTGGCAACCACCCTCACTGGGGCCCCGGAGGCGGCGACCTGGGCTGACATGTGCACCGACGTCCTGGTGAAGGGCGAATCCGGCCGCACGTGGCTCATCCACAATGACACCGCCCCGAAGTCCATGCGGCGCGTCGAGAAGGTCGTCGAGGCGGGCGGCGTTGAGCTCGAGGCTACCGCGAGACTGGTAGCGGAAGCCACCCTGAAGTCCGGGGCCCATGTCAGGGAGGAGATCAAGCGCGAGTGGGCGGCGCCTGACGTGCACATGCTCCCGTGGCAGGACTACCGCCTGGGTGACTGGATGATGGTTGAGCGGCAGGATGGCATGGAGCGCCTTCAGGTCGCCCAGATCAGCGTCACCCAGAAGGAGCAGGCGGTTTCCGGGCACACCACGTTCGGGACGGTCCTGGATAGCCTTCTGGGGAGGCTCACGAAGCGCACGAAGGGGATCGTGGGGCTCGCTACCACGAGCGGTAGCGGGGTACGCCCGAACCCTCCCGTGTCGAAGAACTGGCCCGTCCCACCCCAGGGGCTGACGGGATCCACGAGGGCTGTGGTCGGCCAGGACGGGTGGCCTACCGCGGTCGTGGAGCTCCAGTGGGGGAAGGTGGATGCCGACGCCCTGGGCGCGAAGGTGGATGTCACCGGCTATGAGGTCTCATGGCAGAACGTGAAGCTTACTGCGGAGCGCTCCGGATCTTATGTGACGAAGGGCGCGGAGGCCACCACTGCGGCTATTGCGCCGCTCGAGGTGGGGGTGGAGTACCGGTTCTGGGTGCGGGCCCAGACGCAGGATGGTGTGGGGGCGTGGTCTCAGCCGCTCATGATCACGACTGCCACGGACGTGACGCCCCCTCCGGTGCCTCCGGTGCCGCGCCTGTCGCAGACTCTCGGCGTGCTTAACGTGGGCTGGCTGATGATCGGCGCGGAGGGGGAGTCCATGCCCGCTGATTTTGCGGGCGCCGAGGTGAGCGTGCAGCTCCCTGGGGTTGCGCCCGGCGTGTTCAGTACTATGCCCGCCCCGGTGCAGCGGATATCTCTGGCTGGTTTGGAGATGCGGGAGTATGAGGTGTGTATGCGCACCTATGACCGTGCCGGGAACAGGTCGGCCTGGGGTAGGGCTGCGACTATCACGCTGAAGCAGAATATCGATGCTGACGCTATCGCGAAGCAGGTTGGGGATAAGCTCAAGGGTAGTGACGCCATGCAGCAGGCTGCCCGCGAGGGCACCTTGAAGGAGATGCGTCACCTGACGGATGCGATGACTCAGGTGGCTACGAACCTTGTCTCGTCTGGACCTGTGCCGCCGGACAGTGGGACAATTGGCTCTAGCATGTGGATTGCCCCTGATGGGCGTATCTTTGTTCTCAGGGCGGAAGGAGACAGGTAGTGCAGCCTTACAGTGCAGCGAAACAGTGGAGGGACGGCTTCGGCGCGAACGAGACTCGCATCACCGCGGCCGACCTGACGCACATTGAGGATGGGATCAGCGCCGCCACCCAGGGGGTCACTAACCTGGAGACGAAGGTTAACGGCCAGCCCGCTGAGATCATGAAGCAGGTTCAGTCGATCGCTGAGGGCATCAAGACTCTCGTGAACAAGGTGACTCCGATTGGCACGATCATGATGTATGGGGCGGAGCGGGATCCGGAGGGGTGGATGCGTTGTGATGGCCGCCTCCTTGACCGGAACACTTACGCGAAGCTGTACTCCGTGATTGGTCTCACCTACGGGTCTACCACTGTCAGTAACTTCCGTATCCCCGACATTCGGGAGCGGTCTGTTGTCGGCACTGGCCCCGGCAGTAAGTACGACATCGGCAACAAGGGTGGTAACACGACCATCACCCTGTCCATTGACCAGATGCCCGCCCACACTCACGAGATTGGCGAGGCCGAGGACCCGAACCGGCGCTTCCAGTCCCGTACCTCGGGCCAGGACATCGGCATCGGGTCCAGCGGCTACACCTACCTGACCTCCACCGGCAACAACGCTGGCGGGCGCAGCCCCATCGCGACGTCCGTGGGCGGGTCGCATCCGATCGATCTTAGAGACCCCTACTTCGGGCTCCCCTACATTATTAGGGTGTCCTGATGCCTGGGCCCACTAAGCCGTTCCTCTCCCCCGCGGAGGCGCGGGGCGGGCAGTACGTAACCGTACCTGCGTTCGCCACGCCAGGCCACTCGTCCCCGTCGAACACGCGGGACGCTCCGGGCTCGACCATCGTCTACTCCCCAAAGGGTTGGCGATGGGAGGAGGCCGGTGACGACTACTCCAAGACGGTCTCCAAGCTCACCGCCGCCACGATGGAGTCAGCGGTACGCCGCATCAAGACGTCCTTCGGGGAGGTCTTCTACATCCGCGGCGACTCGGAGACCGTGCCGCCTTTTGGAGGGGCCGCCGTCGGAGACACGTGCCGTGTCCAGGACGCTCAGACCCTCGACATCGTTGCAGAGTGGCGCTGGGACGGCGCACACTGGGAGCGCATGAAGGTCACCAGCGAGCAGATCAGCAACCTCGACGTCGGCAAGCTGACCGCCGGAGCTGCCAACATCGCCGAGGTGACGGCCCGGAAGATCGCCTCCGACGTGGGCAGGTTCCTGGAGATCACGACCGACCAGCTCACGGTCACCGGTAACGCTTCCTTCGTTAACGCCACGGCCCACCACGTGTGGACCGAGATCATCACGGCGGGTCAGGGCGAGTTCGAGCAGATCAAGGCGGGCATGCTGGCCGCCAACTCCGTGAACGCCTCCAACATTCAGGGTGGCGCGATCGACGGGCAGGTCATCACCGGGGCCACGATCCAGACGTCCAAGCAGAACAACTCCGGCATCAAGATGGATCCCTGGGGGATCCGTGCCTACAGGCCCAACGGCCGGACCGCGTTCTCCGTCAATGCCGCCACGGGAAGCGTGTACGTTGACGGGGACGTCGGTATTTCCGACACGTGGTCGAAGGCTCGGTTCGTGGACATTATCGAGCAGCTGTCCGGTAACGACGTCGGCCAGCGGGGCGACCGCTGGGGCGTAGGCCTGGAGATGAACAGGCTCTCCTCGCCCTACAAGTACTCCGCGCTAGTGACGTTCAAGGAGGACCCCACCAACCGAGGCGGCATCTTGTATTTCCAGGCCCCGTCCAACATGGACAACGGCACCCCGAACATGCGCCTGTCCACTACCGGACTCCAGGTCTACGGCGGGAAAACCGTCGCATGGAGCATGAGCGCTTCCAATTCCGGCTTCTCGGCGGGATCCGCGGGCAAGGCGTCCATCTCGGTCAACAACTACTCGTCGTCGATCGGCATGAACGGGAACATCCCCTTCGAGGTCCGGTCTGACGCCCTCCATCTCAAGGTCGTGGGGGATACCTGGAAGGGCTTCTGGGTACACAACAAGGCCACTGTCATGGGGTGGAAGCAGACCTGCCAGGTATATGTGGATGACCAGGGCATGCACGCGGCGGGCGGCAAGACGTTCGTCATGCGCGTCCCCGGGGAGTGGCAGAAGCGGAAGAAGATGCTTCAGCACTGCTGTACCGAGTCGCCGTATGACGGTATCGAGTACTGGGAGAGCCTGACTCTCGACTCCGAGGGCCGGGCCACCTGGGCACTGCCGGACTATGTTCCCAAGATCGCCTCTCCTAAGGCGCCCTGGGTAGTGCTTACGTCCTCGACCGCGACAGCGACACTTAATCGCGGCGGATATGGTGTGGATTCCGAGCCGTGGACCGTGGACGTCACCGGCAGGCCGGGCGAGTCGGTGTCTGTCCTGGTCAAGGGCGCCCGACAGATCGACAACTGGGACTACCAGTCCGAGGACGTGATCCTTACGGACAGGACGTTAGACTCAGTGTGGGTAGAGCCTCTTATGCCTGTTCCTCCACCCGAGGACCCTCCGCTGGATGAGTGGGGGTACCCAATTATCCCCAAGGATGACCAAACCGAAGGAGACGCTAATGGATAACCAAGGCACTCAGGTCGACGCCATCGCGGTGATCGACGCACTCACCTACGAGATCGCCGCCCTTACCCGACGCGCTGTCGTGGCAGAGCAGCGGGCTGCAGCGCTAGAGGCCGAGCTGGCCGCCGTAACCAGCCCTAAGGAGAGCAAGTGACCGTAGGATCCGTCACCGCCGAGATCGCCCGCCGCATCTGTGACAGCGAGAACGTCGGCTACAGCCAGCCCGAGCGCCGCAGCTGGTACGCCGCGGCCGACGCGCACGGCCGGGTGTCCAGTCCGCAGAACGCGGACTGCTCCAGTCTGGCGTGCGGCGCCATCTCCTATGGCATCCACCACACCTACGGGGTGCCGTGGGGCCACGCCGCCCTCCTGGAAATTAATGACTACTGGACCGGCAACATGCGCCAGGGCATGGAGTCGCACGGCTTCAACGAGGTCCCCTGGAATGACTCAGACCTCACCCCTGCCGGTGGCTTCCAGGTCGGAGACATCATCCTCTCGGCCGCAAATGAAGGCGGTGTGGGCCATGTCGTGATCGCCGTTGAGGGAGGCGGCGACCCGCTCGTGTCGGAGGCGTGGATCGCCGAGGACGGAAGCATCGACGGCTATGCCGGTGACACTACGGGCAGCGAGACTCGCACCGTCCGCTACAGCAGCCACCCACACACACAGCGCGGCTCGTGGACCAGCTGCCACCGCTTCAACGAAGCTAAGTTCCTCCAGCAGTGGCCTCAGTTCAAGGGGGGCGCCCAGCCTGCCCCGGCTAAGCCTTCTCCCGCGCCTCAGGGCGCCCCGCAGCATGCTCACGGTATCGATGTCTCCAGCCATCAGGCGGGCTTGAACATCCCCGCCATCTGGGCTGATTTCGTTATCGTGAAGGCGACCGAGGATGACGACTATGTGAACCCCTACATGGTGTCTCAGGCCAACGCCACCCTGGGTGCTTCGAAGCGCCTCGGCTTCTATCACTTCGCCCGCCCCGGTGACGCGGCCGCTCAGGCCCGCATGTTCGTCGCCACCGTCGGCTCGTTCCGCAGCAAGGCCACGCTGTGGCTTGACTGGGAGGACAACGCGGTACCGCAGGGGCCCGACTGGGCGAAGAACTTCCTGGATACCGTGAAGCAGCTGACTGGATCCACGCCTGGCATCTACATGAACGGCAGCGCCCTGAATAGTTACGACTGGACCGCTGTGGCAGCCCAGTACCCGCTATGGTATGCGGGCGGGCCGGAGTACTCGGACTATGGTCGCGCCTACAGTGATCCGGCGGTGCCTTCGGTCTCCTACTGGGGTCAGCCGCTGATTCACCAGTACACGGAGGATGGCAGCCTGCCGGGTTACTCTGGTTCACTGGATCTGAATCGTCTGCGCGACCGGGGTGCGTGGGACCGGATGATCAACGGCCAGGCCCCCACTCCCACCCCTGCGGCTCCGGCGCAGTCGGGGAACCTTGTTGTGGACGGCGAGTACGGCCCCGCCACCGTGAGCAAGCTCATCCAGGTGTTCGCCCCCGGATACTCGGAGGTGTATGCCATCGCTAACCTGAGGCGCTATCTAAACAAGACTGTCCCGGAGGCGTCCCAGAAGCAGCTCACCGGCTCCGGCCGGCTTCCTGAGGACCGGGGGTGGGACTCTCAGGCGATCAAGGTGTTCCAGTACTGGGCGTGGTGCTGGGTGCGCCCCGTCGCCGGTTCCACGTGGAACCAGTTCGCCCCCGGCTGGAGCTTCGGCGACTACATTGACGGCGAGGCCGGGGAGGCCACCTGGGCTGCCCTTCAGGAGGCCCTGAACCGTTCGAGACCGGGCTCATTCCGGCTAATGTGAACATCAACTGCTGGCGGCGGTAGACTAGAGGGTGGGGCGGAAGTCCTGCCCTCTAGCATTATGTGGAAGGGGTTTTATGAGCGTTTACGCTTCTCCCTCATTCTGGTCCGGCCTCGGCGATCGCGCCATCAAGACGTTCGCCCAGTCGCTTCTGGCTGCCGTCACCGTCGGTGTTGGTGTCCTCGACCTGGACTGGAAGGGCGCCCTTGGTATTGCGGCCACCGCGGTTATCGCTAGCGTCCTGACTTCCTTCGCGGACCCGAAGGAGGCCGACAAGGCGGTCGCTACCGCTGAGGCTGAGTACACTCCTCGCCACGCGAGCTGAGTGAGCGGTGCAGCCGGTAGAGAGCGCCCTGCCGATAGGGCAGATCCTCACATCACCTGACTTGATTGCGGCCATGGTCGCCCTACTGACTGCGCTGGTGGCTCGCCTGACAAGCAAGCTGAAGAGACAGCAGAAGCTAACTGAAGAGCGCATGGACCGCATGAGCGTCCATGTCGCCCGTGCTGCGGACGCCGCCGAATCCGCCTCGGAAGGGGTGCACAACAACCACGCCGTCAACCTGCGAGATGACCTTGATATGCGATTCGATGACCTGACTAAGAAGATGGATGTTCTCGCTGACGCCGTGGGGGCGCTCAGGGAGAGTGTCACCGATCAGTCGCGCCGTATTCAGGGGCTCGAGGGGCAGGTTGAGGGTGTCCGCAACGACGCCAGGGCTGACCGGGCTCACCTCCACTCCGAGGTGTCCAGCCTTCATGATCGGATTGATAGAGTGAAGGATGTAACGGGTCGGCATCAGGAGGCTTCGTGAGTGGTGGATACGCAAGAATTACGGGGCGCATAGTCGGCCCCGAAGGACTCGGACGCATGGGGCACGTCGAGTTCATCCCCATAGGCCGCTACCGTGCGGTCGAGGAAGACGGGGGGCAGGCCGCCATATACCACTACGCCGCCGCCCGCCTGTCCTCCGACGGCTACTTGACTAGCGCCCGCGAAGAGCGGTTCATTCAGCTTGCCGCCCCCGAGACTCTTCTCGAGGGCGAGACGAACTACCGGGTCATCATTGACATCCCAGGCGATTTCGGCGGCAGGCGCGAGTACCTGGCTCACATCACCGCTGGAACCACTGTCGACCTGGTCGACATCATCAGGGGGCGCGTGATCACAGACGTGACACCACCGCCCTCCCCCAATCCCCTAGTCAAGGTCAATGACATAGGGAACCTGGAAGCTGTAAACCTCGGCGACGTAATCGACGCCGGGGATGGAATATTGAAATGGAGGGACGGTCTTGGCTGACCTTACTTGGTATTCGAAGACGCGCGCCGATCAGATGTTCGCCACCAAGGACGAGGTAACACAGGTCCGCCAGGATGTGGAGAAGCGCCTACCGGACACCTCGACGTTGGCGAAGAAGTCAGAGGTGGCGGAGGCGGACTTGGCGCTTGGCGCCCGCATCGACGTGGTGAAGGTGACCGCCGACGCTGCTGTTCCCCGCGCGGAAGCAGCATCTACGTACACCACTAAGGAGGAGGCTCAGGCCGAGAGTGCGCGCCTCACCCAGAGCATCGATAGTGTCCGCGGCACAGCGGAGGCGGCAGCCACGAAAGCTGAGCTCACAGAGTACGCCACCACGTCATCAGTGGCCTCCACCTACGCCACGAAGGCCGAGCTGGCTAACGCCCAGCCTAACCTATCGGGTTACCTGACCAAGAGTGAGGCCGAGGAGCAGTATGTCAGTAGCGACAGTCTCCAGGGAGAACTTGCTCAGAAGGCCGGGCTCGTTGAGCTCAACGCCGTCTCGCACAAGGTTGACGATCTCGCCGCATCTCTCTCACCCTTCAAGCCTGGGGAGCGCTACTACAGTCCGGTCACCTATTTCTGGCCCGACTACTACGATGATGGCAAGCCGGGCAAGACCTCGAAGTGGGCGCAGATCCTGAAGTTCGCCGGATCTCTCGGTATCGTCATCCTCAATCGCAACAGCGGCAACTGGGATGAGTTCAATGTCGNCCTAGCCGCGACCCTCCCGGCCGGCGATCCCGGCCGCAACAACGTCCCCAACGTCGACAAGTACACGCCAGACTACATCCTCGGCCAGATCGAGAAGGCTAAGACTCAGTACGGGGACGTCTGTCAGGGCGTGTTCCTGGACGAGGCGATCAACGGATGGGGCACTCAGGCTGGCCGCATCCCCGCCTACAAGTCCCTGATCGACAGGATCCGCGCCAAGTACGGCAAGGACTTCCTCATCGTAATCAACTCGGGCTCGAACATCTCCGAGGACATGTGCAAGCTCGACTTCGACGTCTGCATGATGTTCGAGAAGGACGCTGCGGCGCTCCTGAACGAGGACCCCGGCACCCCGATCCTCCCGGACCACATGAAGGCGTACCCGTCCACCCGCTGGTGGGCCGTCGTCCACGGGGTCACCTCGGAGAACTACCGCCAGGTCTTCGACAAGGCCGCCGGGCTCGGCATCGCCCACCTGTACATCACGGACGGGCAGCTGCGTGAGGACCCGCAGCAGGGCGGCCAGTGGGAGCCTGTCGGTAACCCCTACGCTAACCCGCCGTCGGCGCACATCCTTGAGCTCGTGGTTCCGTGGCTGAAGGGCTACCTGCCCCTGAAACTGGAGGTGGATGACCTGCGCTCGCGGCCGAGAGTCATCTCTCTCGGTAAGCATGAGGCAGTCCCGGCCGGGACGCCCGCAGGAACAATCATCGTCAGGAAGGATGCATAGTGGCTGATAGCCGTCTCCCCGCATTTCGTCAGTGGTGGCGCGGTAATGGCTCCCCCGACGGCGACGGAGCGCTGATCCGGGCCGGATCCTCATCGACCCTGTTCGAGCAGTACGCGCTCCCCGCGGGCAGCCGGAAGTGGACGGTCGAGTACGAGTACTCTGCCGACGCTGAGGCGGTCGTGTGGGTCGTGGTCAACAAGTACACTGCGGCGAACGTGAAGATCGGAGATGTCGCCATCCACGACCGACGTCTTCCGGCCGCACAGAACGCCCGCGTCGTAATCGACTTCGACCTGCCTGCGACGATTGACGCGAAGTGGCTTCCGTCCATCTTAGTGCGCAAGTCAACGGACGTCAAGTTCAACTATGTGAAGGTCTATGAGACGCCGGTGCCGTCCGGCCCGACCGCAACCGTGTGGAACGGGACGGACGAGATCGGGGCGGACGTCACCGTGTGGGACGGGGAGAAGGAAGTCCCCGTAACTGTAGAGATTCAGGCTTAAGGAGAGGTATGGCAGAAGAGAAACCTAAGACTGGCTATTGTGGCCCGTCGCAGGTGACGATCAACATCGGCACGTCCGGCGTCAAGATCAACGACGAGGGCAAACCCCAGGGGGGCCTGGACCCCGCCCAGTACGTGACCCGGAAGGACTTCCTGGATGCGCTGGAGCTACGGCCCACGCGAGATCAGGTGGAGACCCAGATTGCGGGCGTCCGCACGGACGCCGCGAATGCTTCCGCAGCTTCGGTCGCGGCTAAGGCAACTTCCGAGGAGGCGAGAGCCCGGGCGGCCTCTGCCGACGGCGCATCGTCAGAGGCAGTGACCAAGGTGAACGCCCTTTCGGCCACGGTGGCGGCCACCCCGCGCCTGCTGCGCCTGGACCGCGGGGCTCTCGTGCCTGAGGGGACACCTGTCGGCACGATCATCGTGCGCTCGACCACACCCATCAGCGGCGGAGAGAACTCGTTCCCGCCCGTGACCGAGTGGCCGGGCGTCACTGCACCCCCGGCCGGGGATGGGGTCATCGTCGACAAGGACCACACCCCGCTCCACCCGGCGCCCGAGCAGATGCGCTCGGCGAAGGGCACGTGGGACATCGAGATCCGCTACTCCTACCACGGCTCCGGTGAGGGCGACGAGGAGGCCATGGTGCCTCTGCGGATCGGACGCCTGTGGGCCGCCGAGGACCTGATCGAGGTGCGCCGCGGAGAGGAGTTCGTGAAGTTCCGAGCCTTCCCGGGGGACAACAAGCTCTACAAGGCGAAGATCACGCCGATGGAGGTCGACAAGCATATCGGCATGTTCAAGTTCGCTGAGCAGTGGGGCCCGTACATTGAGGCTCCGACGCCCGGCAAGGTTCCAGTCGTGATCCACGACATCAAGGTCGCGAAGGCTGCTTAAGACGCTACAAGCCGCCCACCTGTACCAAACCGGTTACAGGTGGGCAGCTTGTGTCTTCAGGAGTATAGCTCCCAGGCAGAGGCGTTCCCGCCCCGTGCCTCGAAGGTGAGGATCGCGGGCTTGGTGGAGTCCCCGCTGATGTTGGTCCACCAGTCAGAGCCTCGGTCGGCGGACGGGCAGGAGATGATCCAGCGGGCGTCCCCGACTTGGCGTACGCCGAAGTTGTGCCAGTGCCCGTGCACGAGGATCCTGGCGTCGTAGAGGCCGCTCCTGCGGCCGAACGCGAGGTCCCTGAACCAAGTGGGCACCTTGCTCTGCGAGCCCGCCAGGTGGCCGTGCGCGAAGCCGATGCGGGTCCCGTCCGCAGCGGCCACGGTGACGGCCTCCTCCCACTTCTCGGGACGGTGGAAGGTGACGTGCTCATATCCTGGGCGACCAGCGATGATGTCCTCAATGTTGTGGGAGATCATAATGCCGAAGTCGTCGTCCGGGGCGTTGGCGCGGGAGTTCTTCCCCGTGCCGGTCCTCACGGCGCAGTGATTCGAGGGGACGGCCACGTAGTACAGGGACTCACACAGTGGAGCGAAGGCATGTACGGCTTCGGCGTAGAGGCGCTGCACGGTGCGGATCTGGTCGGTTAGGGAGAGGTCGTTGGTCTGGGCCTGACTGGCGACGTTCCAGAAGCCCTCAGTGCTGTCTCCGACGTCGGCGATGATGATGCGCTTGTATGGATCCCTGAAGCGGATGTCGTCCGCGATGTCGCGGATGGCTCTACGGACTAGGCGGACCGTGTCCTCTGTGCCGCCCCCCTGCGCGACCTTCCCGCATTGAAAGTCCGCGAGGCAGACCACAAGGGTGTCTTCGTCGTCCTTTACGATCGGGGCAGGCTTCGACAGGAGCGGCTCCCGGAAGACCGGCTCCAGGTCCTCGTAGGAGAGGCGTCTGGCTTCAGCCATCTCGACCGCACCCGGCTTCCAGGTGATCTTCTCATAGGATCCGTCGGGGAGGCGGATCGTCTTCCCCCGCTGGACGATTGTGTCAACGGGGACGTCGCTGAAGAAGGCGTCATTCCCCTCGTTGGGTGCGCCGCGTCTCTTGAGCTTGGCGCGGTGGCGCCTCACGGAGGCCTCTGAGGTGTTGTGCTTCTCTGCGAGCTCAACGTTCGTGAGTCGCTGGTCCTCCGGGAGGAGGTCGTTCTCGATGATCGCTTCATCAAGGGGGGTCATGCGTGTTGTGTCTTTCTGTCCGTGGGTGCGACTGCGGCCCAGGGGGACTTTTGGTCAACCCCTGGGCCGCGCACCTACCCACTCACCGAACGGAGTGCTTGTATTCTATCGCGCCTACGAGGGCCTTGCAAAGGCTGACGGGGACGTATGCGGTTCCGTAACCTTGCTTCTTCCATCGCCATGTGAGGTATTTGGCGTAGGGGCGCCATGTGCACTGGGCTGCGATGAACTTGCCTTGTGTGACACAAGGATCCTTGGTGGTCACTGCTTCTCCTTGTGCTGCGAGCACAGGCAGTGCCCTTCTGGGGTGAGCTCAAAGTCCCAGCCGTAAGAGTGGAGGGTGTCGACCAACTCCCTCTGATTGTCCTCGTACGCGCTGCCAGGTTCGATGG